TAAATACATACTTAAATACAATACTGTGAGTATAATGAATACTATGAATGATATAGATAAGCTTCTTCAGGAAGCAGAAACAGGTAAAGTAAGCAAGATTACTAACAGAATCACAGAAGAAGCCATGCCCTTTTGGGAAGGTTGTGAACAGAGAGTACTTGCTGGTCGTCAATTAAAACCATACGTAGTACACAGATTATTACGTGAACAGTATGGTATTAAGATAAGTGAATCTGCAGTTAGGAATCACTTTACAAATCTGGTAGAAAATGCCGAATAAAAAAAAGATAGACATAGATGAATTACTTGCTGAAGCTGAGTCAACTAAGATACAGCAACTTAAAGCAGATAACCTACGTTTATTAAAACAACTAGATAAAGCTAAAAATAAAAAAGCAGATTTAATTGAAGCTTTATTAGAGGCAGTACATACCAACTTAAGGACGTGGGATAAGCCTAAGATACCTAAGCCTACAATTTCTAAGAAAAATAAAACTGAAGAAATAGCTGTTGCTATATTGTCTGATGTACAACTTGCAAAAGTAACACCAGATTATAGCACAGAGGTAGCAGAGGCACGTGTCATTGAATACGCTAATAAGATTGTAACCTTGACAAACCTACAACGACATGCACATACAGTAAAGAAGTGTGCAGTGTTAGTTGCTGGTGACATAGTCGAAGGTGAACTAATCTTCCCAGGTCAATCACACTTAATAGATGCGAGTCTATACAACCAAGTGACAGTAGATGGTCCTAGAATCTTGACAAAGTTCTTTGACATATTACTTGCTAATTTTGAGGAAGTAGATGTTACATGGGTAATAGGCAATCATGGTAGCTTAGGTGGTAGAGCTAGAAAAGATTATCACCCAGACAGTAATAGCGATAGAATGCTAGGCAAAATTATGTCAATGATATATGACAATGAGAAACGTATAACATGGCAGATACCTACAGGAGACGAACATTGGTTTGGTATTGCAGACCTTGGTAAAAAATGTAGGTTCTTTGTATGGCATGGTGACAATGTAAGAGGTCATGGTGGATTTCCATGGTATGGTTTTGGTAAGAAACTATTAGGTTGGAAAGCATTAGCAGCAGCTAAGTTAATGCCTGACTTTGATTACGCTATAGCTGGACACTTTCATACACCTACAACAATGTACGTTAATGACATACGCTTGTGGGTTAATGGTAGTACTGAAAGCTACAACACTTATGCACAAGAACAGCTTGCTAGTATGGGTAGACCATGCCAGTACTTGTTGTTTGCTAAGCCAGGTCAAGGCGTAACTGCTGAATACCTTGTAAATTTAGAAAATGCATGAGTATAATAAGTATATGGCTAACTTAATTGTCAAGTCTAAATGGAAGTTAACGAGTATAGAATACTCTGGTCTAGGTGATAGACCGCAAGTTATACTTACTAATGACCAAGGTGACGTAAAGTTAATACCTCTTGAACGTGGTATAACTAACATTGCGAAGCTAGTAGACTTGAATACAGAAGAAGAATAGAAACTTCTTTCTGCCTCGGGCTTATGCTTTCGGCAGAAAGTAGTAAAAGAAAGGACAGTTATGAATAATAACGTTGACTTGTTATCCCCATTTCCACAGGAGCTAGTAAAAAAAGCACCTGCTGGTAAGTTCGGGGACTATGTACCACACGCTAATTATGTAGAAAGACTACGTGATAGTGGTGTAACATACTCCTGGAAGTGTAAACCTGTATACGGTACACACAACGGAGAGAAAAGAATAGTCGGTGCTAAAGGTACTATAACCATAGAAGGTATGGGTAGTTACGATGGCTTCGGAGATGTTGATACCTTTAAGCTTGGCAATGCTAAGTTTAATGACGGTAACAACCTTAAAGACGCAGAGTCTGATGCATTTAAACGTGCGTGTATGCGGTTCGGTCTAGGTGTAGAGCTATGGTCTGGTAGTAAACAGACAGAAGAAGAAGCTACATCTATTGCACCTGATGGTTACACACAAGAGCAAGCAGACAAAGATGCTATGGTAGAAGTTACCAAAGTAGATATGCGTTTAAAAGAAAACAAAATGTCTAAAGAAGATAAAGCTGCAGCTGCTGCAATCATGGACAGTATCTTAGGTACTGAAGCATGAGTCAAGATGTACAGTTTATAGCAGAAACAGTGCAAGGTATTACTGCTAATGTAGAATCACCAGAGACTCTTAACAAGATACTTGGTTCTGCAAATCAGTATGCACAATTAAAGAAGTTACCTGCAGATAAAACAACATGGACAGATGAACAGTTAGATATGTATTTTGTTTACATAGAAAAACTTGTTGATATGCCTACTGTTGTTACGCAAGAATCTTTTGATATGATGTCAATAGAAGAAAAGCTAGGTGCAGTAGGACTTGAAGTAAAAGATAGTACAGAGCCAGGTGTACAACCAGCTGGTGACATGCTAGGAGGCGTAGTTAAAAAGATGGAAAAACAAAACAAATACAGAGATGACCTTACATGTCCTTTCTGTAAACAAATGGTGTACGATAACCGTAACAGTAAACGGTCAGAGAAAAGTCCAGACTTTACCTGCAGCACTAATGACCCTGTAATATGCGGAGGACATAGTGGTAAATGGCGTAAGTCTTGGTGGCTTGATAACTCAGACCTACCTAAAGAGTGGAACTTAGATGGGGAAGTCGAGACAGCACCAAACAATGCTGGCGATGACTTACCAACACCATACTAAAGAAAGGATAATTATGATACCTAGTGCATTTAGAGGTACACTTGTACCCGCATATGTAAAAAGTAAAACACAATTAGTTGCATGGGCGTTAGAGGAGTTTCAAAACTCAGACCCTATAACTAACTGGGAGTTTGTAAGAGAGTTATATTGCCATAGATTTGGCGGAATACTCTTTAACCTACGACAAGAAGGTTATGAAATTACAACACTTAAAACAAAAACAAAAGGCTTAGTCAGTTACTACTGCACTAAAGTACCTACGAGAACTACCATTAGCTAATGATAGAATATATTTTAGCAGCGTGTCTGTGGGTAACAGCACCGACACCTGCTGAATTTACTGCGTATCGTGAGTGCCGAGAAACACAGTATATGGTGTACAGTGTAGAACAATGGTTACCCACAATACAAAGTTATTTTAAAGATGAAGACGTTGTTCGTGCTGCAAAGGTTATCTTCTGCGAAAGTAGTGGACGACCTACAGTTGTGGGACAAAACACTGACGGTACGAGTGACGTTGGACTCTGGCAATTTAATGACAACACTTGGTCTTGGTTAAAACAAAAGCTTAGTATAATAGGTAAGAGAACAAATCCAGAAGTTGCTACACGTTACGCAGCTTGGCTTATCTACAATGATGGATGGCATCACTGGAACTCAAGTAAACATTGTTGGGGAGGAAACTATGATGTATAGACAATACGAAAAAATACTAACGAAACACAAAAAAGATATAGACAATTTATTAAATCTAACATGTGAACTTTGTAATAAAAGTTATGTTACAACTTGGGACGAAATAAAATATTGTCCTAGTTGTATAGATGATTTAGAACACGAAGTTAACAAGGAAATGTTTGATGAATAAAAAAATTAATATAGACAAACTAAATATATTTAATCACCCTAGATACATGAAAGTATGGGCGCAACAATTTAGTAAAGCATGTGGCAGTGATACATTTAACGTAGCACCAGACACAATAACATTAAGATACTTGATGGAAAAGTTTGTAAAAGATTACAATTTTCATCTTGAAGGATTAGAGGAGGAATAACTATGGGCAATACATTTAAAGCATTTGCATCTAAAGAAGCTAGAGATGCAACAACAGACCTAAGTGATAGAGAAAAGTTTAGAGCTTGGGAGCAAAGTAAAAAAGATTTAGCTAAGACTATAAATAAATTTGGTGGTAAAAGATTACTAGGTTTAACAGATAAAGATGTACCTATCTGGGCATCATATACTATAGATAGAGAAACACTTGATATAAAAGTAAAACTATCACATGATATAGAAACTATACGTAACTCAAAGCTATGTCCTAGACGTGTAACTGTAGCTAACGGTGAGCAGATGCCAGACATAGAGTTTGCTATGAGACCTAAGACAGCTAAAGATATGGGTGAAGTTACACAAAATACATTACGTTATATAGACAAATTGTTTGGTATGGCTGAGTCTAGTATAGGTAAAGTCAATGGCAAATGTAGTACGCAACTGTTTATGATGGTATCAAACGTAGCATATGAGGGTTCATCAAAAGAAAATAAAGTTAGATGGAACGACATTATGCAAACATGGGACATGCCTTCAGGGAAATACCTAACAGTATATGGATAATGTACCTACATACAGACCCTTACCTAAGTATTTAACTATACAACCTAGCAAGATAGAAGGTCTAGGTCTGTTTACTATCAGGGCTATACGTGATTTAGAAACAAGTATAGGTGTAACGCATGTCTTTATGGATGACAAAGGACAGGTAATACGTACACCTTTAGGAGGATTTATAAACCATAGCGACAATCCTAACTGCGAAGTAAAACGTATGCAGGGTACTTATGTTAATCATTTGTTTCCTTTACGTCCTATTAAAGCTAACGAAGAAATCACACTTAAATATAGTATGTACAGTATTGATGAGTGATATAGCACCGATACGAGAAGAAGCCTTTAGAAGGGCTGGAAACGTCTGTGAGTGGGCAAATTGTGACAGTAATAAATGGTTAGAGCTAGCACATTTAAAAGATATAGGTATGGGTGGCAACAAAGCACGCAAATATAATGTAGATAATACAGCTGTATTGTGTAAGTGGCATCACGATATATACGATGGACGACAGTCTATGGGTACTAAGGTAGCGTACAGAGAACTACTAGAAGGATATCTAGATAGACATTCAGGTGTCAGTTAATTATTTATTAAAAGCTTTAAAGTTTTGTAACTTACGATTAAAGTCAGCAGCTTTTTTAAGCTGTGCTTTTTGTTTACTGTAAGCTTTATCTGCAGTTCTATACGCAGCATCAGTAGGAAAACCAGGGTCTTGTCCAAATTGACCAATCATTTTTTCCATACTCTTTTGTTCTTTATAAGCTTTAGTATGTGAAGCAATAGCTTTATCTCTAATAGCAGTATGTTGTTTCATACGTTTATTAAGTTCTTGTTTACCAAGACCTAAGTAACCAGCACCAACTATTATATCTTTAGATATTTTTTTCATTTACTTAACTTAGTACCAATGTTAGCACGGTTTCTATCTTCCCATACAGGTACTAATGGTTCTAAAAGTTCTTTTGGTCGGTCTTTTATTAAACCTCCAAAAACAGATAACTGCAACATAGTATGTGCAACATTTACGTAATCTTTTATACCAGGTTGTTTTTTACGTGGTGTTCTTGATGTATATTTATCTACTCTATCGAGTGCATGCATATCACCTCTACCTTTAAGGGTATAATTTAAATCCTTTAAATCTGGATTCTTTGATTTTTTACCTTTTCTCATTACTTACTAATTGTTATTTGTTTCTTTGCATATGTTTTAATAACTGCAAGTGCAGCACCACCACCAGCTAACGCAGCTAACTGAAGTACTTCAGCATCTACACCAACTAGAGGAGCAACTGTTAACGCACCTATGAACGCCTCGACAAATGTCCAGGAAGTTCTTTCTAACATATCTTTTAATTCATTACTCATT